GCAGAAGCTTTGAGAGATGCACAGAATATTCTTCTACCAACAGTAAGAAAATATGCTGAACAGGCTAAGAGAGATGAATTTGCAAGAAACATGGCTGCTGCTGGTATAAAGACTAATATTGCACTAAATGCAGAACTTACAAAAGCTATGCAACAGGCTGGCTTACAAATGGGTGCAACTGCAGCTGAACAGGCTGGGGCTGCTATTACTCGTCCTTATCAGTACTAAATATGTCTAGAAAGGCAGCTATTGAAGCATTCAATACAAACCCAACATTAGAGAACTATAAACTAATTACAGGTGGTTCTAATATTGGAGTAGATGTTGGTGATCCATCTTTAGCAAAAGGTAAAAAATTAATAACAAGAGGAGATAAAACATTTGTAACTGATACAGATATGCCTACAGGTTTTTTACCAAGAACTATAGCTGGAATACAAGATATATTTCAACCTGGCAAAGATAGAGATAAAAGAGGACAACTTCAAAATCCTTTTAAAAGTGTAAGTGAAAAAACTATAGGACTTCCTGAATTATCAGAATCAGATTTAACGTATAGTCCTGTTCAAAAACAACGTCTTTCTAATGCTTTAGAAGATATATTTGAGAAACCAAAAACTGCATTAGAAAAAACTGAAGAAGGTATAGAGGCTTATAAAACAATGTTAGGCGACGATGATCTTTATAATCAAATAAACAAAAGAAATAGAGATATAGCTTTACAGAATCAGATGCAATATATAGCTACAGAGCCTATAAGACAGGCATTTGCTAACAAAGCTGCAGAAGCTGCTGCACAGAGAGGATTGAGAATCAGAGCTGCAAAAGAAGCAATGCCATCAAATATTCAGAATATAATGTTATCAAAACAAGCTCAGGCTGCTACAGCTTCCTCTGCTGAAGCGGAGAGGGCTAGGGCTGCAGCTGATCAACAAGATGCTGCAACTCGATTTGCAGGTCTTGGCATGCAACGTCGATTTGGCTAACTTAAACTAAAAGAGTATTGAGAGGTAAACCATCATGATGGGAGGAGGGTCACCGCCACCACCACAAATAATATATCCACCAGCTGCTCCACCACCAGCTCCTACTACGCAGGTCCCTACTCAGGCTCTTGCTAGTCAGTCAGCTTTAAACGAAGTGAGTGGAAAGCAACAAAGGTTGAATATGGAACTTGGTGCTCAGTTAGATAGGACTAATGCAGATTTCTTTGCTGGTCAGGATATTAGACGTGGGCAAGCTTCTGCTGCAGAACAACGTCTAACTATAGATAAAGCAGGGGAAGATGCTCGTGCGACTCAAAGAGTTGTTGGTCAAGAGCGTCGTGCTGAAATAGGAGAAACTGGTCTTCAATATAGAAGAGGATTAGAAACTGCAGGAGAACAGGATAGAGCGTTAACAAGAGAGACAGGTAAAGAAACTCGAACAACTGACTTGCAGAGAGAGATGTTTAGACGCTATAAAGAGAATAGGGACTTCGAACAAGCACAAGACCAATATAGAACATGAAGAAATGGATTCAGACTTTATCAAACAAAGATCGCGAATCCTTTCTTGAATTTTGTAAAAAAGCATCTTCTCCAATACAGATATATTTATTTGCCCGTTTTTTAGGATTCCAAGGGACGGTAGTGGAATGTAATGAGTGGTCTACAAAAGAATTTAAAAAACGTGATTTTAATCAAGTTTTAGAATCTGAGATAGATAACATGAGAGTTGATATAGGTAAGTTACGTGATGCGATTGATATGGGAATTGTTAAACAAGATATGGGTGCAGCAAGAATCGCAATGTTACAAAAAGAATTACGTGGTGCAATAAAACAGATTGAAGATAAAAAGATTTTACAGGATAAACAAGGTTTAATTCTTGCAGGTGCAGATAGAGCATTACGTGAGATGTTATCTATCTTTAGAGATGACCCAATTGAAGGACCATTACAGGAAGCATCAATGGGAGTCTGGACAAAAATATTACAAGAGGAATCTTAAGCAAAAGTACGCTATGCTACGTTCATGGCAGGAACGAGTATTTATAGCGTCTATAGACGTACAGCTAGAGCAGCTGCAAAACAACAAGTAGTTAAAAAAACTTCTAATGTTGATGTCGAAAGAGCTAGAAAAGATTTTGCCTATTTTTGTGATGTTGTAGGGGGAAAACCTCCAGCTGAGCATCACCTTGAATGGCACAAGTATTTATGTACAGGAGATGATAGTGAATGTCTTAAAAGTATTGCTGGTCCTAACATTGACATTCTTGCTCCTAGAGGATCTGCTAAATCTACCGTATTAGGTTTATATACAGCATGGGCTATTGGCATACATGCTTTAAATAAAATGCCTTTAAAAATTCTATATATTTCTTATACAGTTGATGTAGCTAGACCAAAGAGTGCAGCAATAAAAAGAATTATAGAAGAAAGTAAAATTTACAAAGAAATTTTTCCTACAGTGAAAATAGCTAAAGGAATAAATTCAAATGAATATTGGAGTATAGATTGGAAATTTGCAGGAATAAAATCAACTGGTGAAGAAGAATTTAGTGTATGTTGTGCAGGACTGAAAGGTGCTGTTACTTCAAAAAGATCACATCTCTGCATAATTGATGACGCAATAAAAAGTGCAGATGATATTAAAAATAAAGATATTCGACAGGCTATGGAAGATAATTGGAATGCTGTTATTGTTCCTACTATGTTTGAAGGTGCGAGAGCTATTTGTTTAGGAACTAGATTTAGACATGATGATATTCACAGTACAACTTTTTTACCTGCCAGTGGATGGAAACAAATAGTACAATCTGCAATAACAGTAGATAAACATGGAGAAGAGATATCATACTGGCCTGATATGTGGTCTTTAGATTATTTAGGTCAAAGAAGAAGAATAGCTCCAGTGGCATTTAGTTTTCAATATCAAAACCAAGTTGTTCAAACTAGTGAATTATCTTTGTCTCCAGACTTGATTGTTAAAGGAACAATAGCTACAGATTTTGATGCTTTAGGAGTTGGGGTTGATTTATCTGCAGGAGTTAGAGAAAGAAATGATTACACAGTTTTTGTTATGGGTGGAAGAGTAAAAGATAAGATTCATATTATTGATTGTAAAAGAGTTAGGGTGATGGGAAATTTAGAAAAATTAGAACTTTTAATGGAAATGATGGAAGAGTGGGGAGTAATTATGAAAGATGGTAAAAATTATTTCCCTACAGGAACTTCTTTACATGTATGGTCTGAAGCGGTTGCTTATCAGGCATCTTTAGAGGCAGACTTTAAAAGAATATGTCAAACAGAACAAGGTTTATATAATTTAATCTGGCATCCCGTAAAAGGATTTCGTGGAGATAAAGTTGCAAGATTTCGAGGAATAATGGGACTTTTCGAACAAAGAAAAATTACTTTTAATAAATATAGAAAGTTTGGAGCCTTAACTGATGAGATTATAAATTTTGGTGTTAGCTCACATGATGATTGCGTAGACGCTCTAGTTTGGCTATGTAATGGGTTAATGACTCGTGGAAAACTTGAGTTAGAGTATTGACCAATTAAACTATTACTATTAACAATGCCAGAACCGACTTTTTACAAACTTGAACTTGAGCAAGATGCTTATGGTTCAGCAATACTTTCATTACCTGATGAGCTATGTCACGACATGGCACTTCAACCAAATGAAAGATTTGACGTTGAAGTTGAAGGGGATGTAATTACTCTTAAGCGATTACATGCTGGTTATGACATTGACCAATAACAGAGGGATCTAATTAATGGAGAGTAATAGTAAAGCTGTTCTAGATGACATGATTAAATCTGTCATTAATCGTGATGGAAAAGGGACAGCAGACACAATGCTGATTAGTTCTCACTTATCCCAAATGAAGATGTTTGGTATAAGACAGGGAGTTGAGTTTTATCCACAGCAAGATAATTTTGGTACGCAGAGATTTGACTTTATTCAGCAGGTTATAAAATTTAATCAATTAGATGCAAGACTAGATGCAATATGGGATAGATTTCTAGCATATGGAAAAGGATTATTTTATATAAGACCTACTAAAAAATCTTACAGAATTTATTGGTTTAATAAAGATTCTTATAGAACATATTATTCACCTGAAGGAGAACTAGAAGAAGTAATTATTATTTATCCATATAAGGTTAAATCTTCTAAAGGTTTTGCTGGGGTTGGTTTAAATACTGATAAAAGATATATGAGATTAAAAATTACTGCTACAGAAATAGAAGAATATCATGCTGAACAAGAAATAACTTTTGATCAAGAAAATACAAATTTTGCAACTTTTGATAAAAAAATTGTAGAAAATACTATGGAGTTTATTCCATGTGTTGAAGTATTTAATAATCCTGATGCTTTTGGAACAGATGGTTCAGGTGAATTTGAATTTATTGCTAATCAAATTTCTGCACATGATGAGATGGTAAAAAATATAAGAGCAAACTTATCATTCTTTGGTAATCCAACTCTTCTATCATCTAGACCAAAACAAGACATTGTAGAAAGCGACTCTGAAACTGCACAAAGACCAAGTATATCCAGTCAATCAGGTTTTGCTTCTAATGTTGATTTATTTAGTTCTACTTATAAACAAGATCCAATAACAAGACAGCAGCCAGGTTATGCAGGAAGACCTGGCAGTGGAATGAGAGTTCCTAGAGTTATTGCTAATTTAGAGCCATCTGACAGAGTAGGATTTATAACTCCAAATGCTGTTAGTTCTGATCAAGCAAGATTCTCAGAACAATTAAGAAGTGAGATTAGATTAGCTCTTGGTGGTATAGATGATTTAAGTATTACTAATGTAACGGCTACAGAAATTAAATCTGCCTATGGACGTGTAAGTGCAACTGCAAAGAAAAAATGTTTACAAATTTATCAGTATGGAATTTGCAAAGTTTTTGAATTAATTATTTTTCAAGAAGAACAAATTTTTAGAAAATCATTAGCATTTTCTTCAGGAATTAAATATCCTGAAATACCAGAAAATGATGAAGATCCTAAAGCTTTAGAAAAATATGAAAAACAAAAAATTAAATATGAACAAAAACTACAACAAGCTATTGATACTGCTGTAGAAACAAGAGAAATACCTGATGGAGTGTTAGGACTTGCTCCCGATGGAGATAGAACGGTACTTTGGAGATGGATGGGTCCTGTGTATGAAGATACAGCACAGGATAAACTCAATCAATCCATCTTTACTAGAAACCTTCAAGAATTGGGGGTTGATAGTATAGAAGCACTGAAGTACTTATTTCCTTCGAAAACTGACGACGAAATTGCAGGGATGCTTTCTGGTTTTCCGTTTAGAATGGTAGGTGAAGTACAAAGGGCATATTCCGCATTTATTGACTTAATAAATCAGGAGATGCGAACACCACATCCGCAGCAACCGAATTTACCGATGGCTGCAGATCCGAGATTAGATCTCACCCCTTTCCTATATCGAACACTAGAAAGTTTACAAAAAGAGGTAACTTATGCAGGACGCTACCGCTCAGCAGACCCAATCAGCACCCCAGACATCCCCGACCCAGCAGAGCAGCTACGTGGCTCCTCAAGCACCAGCGGTTTCAGGGAATTCCCAATGGGTGGCTCCTTCCCAAACCCAACAGGCTCCAGCTCCAGTGGCCCAAGCCCAGATGGGGGTACAAGGGATCCAATACAACCCTACTCAGTACAGCCCCCAAGTACAGCAGGCAGCCCCACAAGCGGAGAACCCATACAAGGACGCATTTACGAAGGTGGTAGGACTCCTGAGTTCACCAGTCCAATTCCCGTTCCAGGGTCAACAGTCGACAGCGAACCCAACAGCCGACCAAGCCAATTACGGATTCCAACAAACAACCCCATACAGCAACGGGGCTCAGCAGACTTATACGCCTTCGAGCAACAGCAACCAGGCATACTCCAACAGCTCTTCCCAAACTTCTCAGGAGATAACAAACGACCAGCTCCTAGCAAACGGGGTAAGCGAGGCAAGTCTTGAAGTAATTAATCACTTTGGTGCAGATGCTCCAGCAGTTCTTAATAATTACTCCTGTCAGTTAGAAGATTCACTAATAACAACTAACACTCAGTTACAAGAAGCAGTTAACTTGCTACAAGAAATGTCAACTGAGCATAAAGCATACGAAAAGATACTTACAGATCCTGATGTTTTAGCTGATTATACATGTGAGTTCTTTGGAGAGAATGGACCTTATCCAGTAGAGGATGAAGCTCCTGCATATCCACAGGCTCCTACATTCGCAGGTCAGCAGGTTCCTAACCCAGCTGCTGCACAAGGTCAGGCTCAAGCACAAGCTCCTGCAAGACCACAAATGCCTAATCCACCAACTCCACAAGCTCCTGCTAATTCAGGCGATTTTTGGAAGGACTTCGGTGGGGCTGCAGACCGTGATCCACAGAACGCTTGGAGATATTTAAATGCTGCACAGCAAAATCCTCAAGTATTCCGCGAGAAACTTCTCGTAATGGAGTAATCAAAAAAGGGGTGATTTTTTAAAATTTCACCCCATTTTACTTTTTAATTATGAAACACAAGAAAAAAGCTAGTACTTCGGATAAAGCAGATAGTTTTTTAAATATGATAGGAACTGCAGGTGGACCTATAGGTGCTCCTCAGTTAGTAGGTTTTGGTGGTACTGATACTATGTCACAACTAGCTGCTGGTAATAGAGATGAATATGCAAACATAAGAATGAAAGAAGGAGATACAAGAGTTGTAGAAGGAGCTAAAATGCCCTCTGATTTAGATGCATCATATTTAAAATTAAATTTACCAGGTTCTCCTTTACCTGCTAACGGATTATTAGCTCCACAAAACTTAAGAGCTGCAGAACAAACTCAGGATGTAATAAGAAGTCAGGAACAAATGTTCTTGGCAAAATTTATTCCAGCTGCTGGATTGATGCAGTTACCTGTAGGTCAGCCTCCTTTAGAATCAAAGAAAGGTAAAAAGTAAATGGAACACGCAAAAGCTAAAAAAGCTAAAGGTAAAGCAGAAAAAGCTTTAGCTCAAATGATGATGGAAGCAGAGATGGCAAAAGCTTCCGAAGCTGATTTACAACCTGAAGATGGATATATAAATCCAATGGGACGTATTGGAGTAGTTAGACCAACAACATATTCTTTGACTAATCAATTAGACGGAACTACAACTCAATCTGTAATTAATCCAGAAACTTAAATAAGTTCGTTTATTAAGGGTAAGTATAATTGTACTTAATGGAATTTATTTTCCAGTTTCAAATGAACACACTTCAGTGTTCGCTATCAGCAAACCTAGCTGACTTCTAAAAATGTTTATAGATAACGATTTTCCGAAGCTGCTTGGTGCTGAGTTATATAGACCACATCCAGCGTATATCGTTGAAATGGCTTCCGAGCCAGTGGTTGTACATGACTTCACCAAACAGCCAGGTCAGACCGTTCAGTTAGACCGCTATCGTTTCTTTGGCAATCCTGGAACTAAGACCTCTAGAGAGAGGACTCAAGACCAGACAATTGGCACAGCAAACAGCAGATCTATCGTAAAGGACAAAGTACTTGTATCTCTTAGGGAATATACAGGTCCTGCTGACCCTAATAATACAACTCTTCCTAGCACATTTAAGATTGCTAGAGAAACCCTAATGACAGCTCAGCGTTTATTGCTTGATACTGGAAACTTAAATATGTTCCATCAATCAATTGGTTCGTTGACCTTGTTAGACGATTACCGTAGATGGAGAGACAGAGTATTCATTGATGAACTATTCAAATCTGAATCTCGTGGTGCTGCATCTGATACACAGGGTGGTTATTACTATCCAAATGGTAAGACAAAGTCAAACTCCACAACATTGAATGCTTACAGTGCTACAGAATATGCTTCTGAGCGTTTTAAGTTTAATGTTAAAACTGACCTTCTTGAGGTAGTTAAGAGTTTAAGAAAGCGTCACGTACCAGTATTCGCAGACGGATATTATCGTTGTATAGCAGATCCTTCATTCATGAAAGATCTAAGAGCCGATCAAGGCTTCCGTGAAGTAGCAAGATATCCAGGAATGGGTCAGGGTTCACCTCTTATGGGTGCTATGGCTCCTAACCAAGCAATCTATGCTGGTGGACAGTATGGACAAGCTCAGTTCGTAGCTGGTGAGCCAGTTATGCCTTCTGGATTCGTGTTTGAAGGAGTAAGATTCTTTGAATCTACAAACTTCCCATCTAAGACAATTTCGGTCGATATTGGAGATGGAAACGGTGCATCCTCTAGAACAACTCCAGCAGGATTGTTCTTTGGTCCACAGGCAATTGGTGTTGGTATCGGTGGTCCTAACGCTCAAGTTTTAATCAACAATAATGATGATTTCTCAAGATTCATTATTCTTATTTGGCAGCTTTATGCTGGTTTTGCGAACTTGAATAAGGACTTCATTACCACTTCCTTCACAATCACAGAATAAGGAGGATTAACTAATGGCAACTTACAAGAGTGACGCAGGAGCAATCCTAGAACCAGGTAATCAGATTAGTCGTTTATCATCTTTCAACCATGAAGGTGTTAAGGGCTGGCCTGGAGTTGAAGCATTTGAACTTATTGGATTTCACAAGCTTTCTAATAAGTCAGGTTCAAAAGCAAACCACAAGAGCTTCAACATCACAATCCCCTCTCCCGATCGTCGTCCTGATGATCGTGTACGTAATGACCGCAGCAGCTTAGTAGTAAATGCTAGTTCAGATAGACCAGCATACATCTATGGAGCTTCTATAGCTATAGGTCAAGACATACCAGCAGGTGGTCTTCCATCTTTCCCTGCTTCCCCAGTGACAGCAGATATTGGTGGTACTAATACCGAGTTAATATTACTTGGTCCTGATAACGGTGGTGCTCCTTTAGGAGTTCCTTCAACTCAGCAAAATGGTCTAGCAGCAGCTACAAGTACTTTGACATTCAGTGGCACAACCATTGCTCAAGGTACATCAAACGTAACTGTTGGAAAACTACCATTTTGGACAGTAGTTACAGGTGGTGGTATTACTGCAGCTAATGCAGCAAACTCCATGATGTACAAGGTAACAGCAAACACAACATTTAAAATTTATAATGTTAATGCTGTAACAGGTACTTCAGTTGATGGTGATGGTCTATTCATCTCTGATGATGATCACACTGCAGGTAAAGCAGCATATATTCTATGCCGTGTTAATTACCTACGCCCTGCTGCTGGTGTAAGCTTCAATGATATCCAAGGATTCATTGACTTTGCTTCACAGACAGGTGGTAACGACGAGTAATATCGTTAATGGTTAATATGAAAGGCGAGTCTTTATGGCTCGCTTTTTCATTGTCAAGAAAAATTTATTGAGTTAAGCTATTTAAAGAAGGATTTTTTTTAATTATGTTGTATCAACACAAGATTACTGGGGGAATAGTAGAGAAGGTATCTCAACATGGAGAGGGAGTTTCAATGGTCATTAATGCTAATGATGAAGCTGAGTATGTAAATGATGAAGATTTAATACCTTGTGTAGGAGCTACTTCTGAAAAAATTAAAACAGAAGAAAGACTAAAAGCAGATTTAAAAGCAACTGGGGATAAGGAAGCAAAAGTCAGTAATAAAGAAACTTTTCCTTATGACACAAGATTAAATATAAATACTGCAGGTGCTAGACAGATAGCAGATACATTACCTGGGGTTGGATTAAAAACTGCAAGAGATATAAAAGATTTACAAACTACACTTACTGGAGAAAGATTTACAAAATTAGAACAATTAAGAGGAATTAAACGTATTGATTGGGATGAGATATTCAAAGAAAACTTAGTAAGAGTAGACTAGTTACAGGTAAATTTTACTTGTTTGAATGAAGCTCGATACCTTTATACAGTCAAAAGTACGTTGGCATTTGGGTTATAACTTAACTTCAATACCTGCTGGTGACCAAGCTCGATTAGAAGAGGCAATTAACAATGTTCAAGATTCTTTTTGGGTCAGTAAAATTGTTGAGCAGTTAGGTCGTTGTGACGAAGCTGAAAAGCGTACCGACATGACTGGAAGTATTAATAATGATACTGTTCCAAGAAATAGAATTGAGAGTATAGCTGGTGACGTTGATAGAACAGTTGCAACTTCAGATTTTCGTGAAACTTTAAAAACTTGGACAGAAATTTATATTTATGAAACTGATAGATTAGCGATGCATTTATATGTTCCTAATTATAGAAACCCAGCTCAAGCAAGATATAGATTTAATAGAGAAGGTGCAGAATTTATACAAGCATTACCTGGACCTGCTGATGTAGCTGTTGGCACTAGACTCCTTTTAGAAGTAAGTCATAGATAAAAATGGTTTTACCTTCAACTAAACTTGGATATACTTTAGGTATTAAAAGAGATAGGGATATTATAAGTCCAAGAGAAAGACAAAAGGCTAGTCCTTTCAAAGGTAGAAGGCGTACTAGAATGGCAGGAGAAAAACGAGTAGATTTATTTTCTGTTCGTCCTGATGAAGCACCTTTTTCTTATACAAAAGGTACTAACTTACCAAAACGGTTTACTCAAACTTTAGACATTCCAATAGAGAGGGAGGAAGAAAACTAAATGGCTGACAAAAAAGGTAAAATGCCTCCACAATTATTAGAGTATTTTAAAAATAAGAATAAAAAGAAAGAAGATGGCAAAGAAATGTCTGATAAAGAAAAGCGTAAAGAAGCTTTAGAAAAGTCTAAGATGGCTAAAAATAAAAAAGAAGATAAAAAAGATAAGTAAAAAAGCCTTCCTATATAATTAAATTAAGTCCTATGAATAAATAAAAGTGGCAAGTAGTAGTTCAAACAAACAACCGTTAATGGTTGACCGCCCAGCAACGAATTCGACACTATGTACAGTTTCGTCTGGACAATCATTTTTGACAAGTTTAATTCCAACAGCTGTTGGTAATGCAACAAAAGTATTTGATGTTGACTCTGCATTAACAGATACTTCAATTAGTGGTGCATACATTGATGAGATTTGGTTTACATATTCGAAGAGATCTATACAAAAATTAGATGCTGTTACTGCTACTACTGCCACATATTCAGCTACTGGAGCTGTATGTACTATCACAGTTTCAGGTGGACATAATCTAGAAATTGGACAAAAACTATTCTGTGACTTTTTAACCTACAACTCAGGAACTGTACCTACGGATGACACGTTTACAGTTATAGACTCATCGAATTTTACGGCAACTAAATTTGATGTGACAATACCAACTATTGGTGGTGGAGCAACAATCACTGGTAATGTTGCTATTTCATTACCAATAGATTTTTGTTTTTATTTAGTTAGTACAGGAACAATTACAAATATCAACCAGTTTTTCCCTTTATTTACTCAGAGTATTCCTCAAGTATCAGAGAATCAAATATTAAGTACTACATTAACTGAAAAATTACCATTAATTAATCATCCTGTAGTTCAATCAGGAGCTGCTAATTTTGGAGCATCTAATAACGAAATAGCACCAAAACAAAGAGGTTTAATGTTAAGAAGAGGACAGGCATTATATGTTGCAGCTAGTGGAGCTACTGCATTAACAAATGGATTCTATTGTAATGTACAGGGTGGATTCTATTAAAAATTATGTCATTCGGATTTAAAAAATTCGAAGATAAATCTAATTTCGAATTAAAAAATAATTTTAAAAATTTTGAGAATATTCCAAAAAAACCTAGTGTCTATCCAAGAGGCTCAGATGGTTATGCATTAGAGAGTGAAGTAAAATTTTATAATCAAGATTCTTTATGGACTAGATGGAGAAGAGGATATGAATTATATACATTTACACAACAGATATTAGGATCTAATTCTAAAGAAAGAGATAAGCGAGGAGATTATAGATTATTTTTTACTTTTCAACAGTTTCCTGGAGTTTTTATACCTGCAAGAATATTTACTTTTCCTTCTACTAATCAAGAATTAGGAGAGCATATTTGTGGGATGAGAGATACAGATGGTTTTAGTTTCTATGATTTTGGATTACCAATATTAGATGTTAGATATTTAGCCCCTTCAGTAAATGCTACCTATACTCAGAGTGGAACTACTTTAGTAGTTACAAAAAATAATCATGGTTTGTTTCCAAATGACAATGTTTACTTAGATATTTCTACAGGTAGTGCGACAGATGAGACTTTAACAATTATAAGTAAAACACAGAATACTTTTACCCTTACTGCTTCTAATTCTGCTACAACTTCAGGAAATGTTGTTTATCATAATTCAACTGCTTTTAATGACACTCGTTGGAGATTTGTAAGAGTAAAACTAAGATCATTACCTACTGAAGTTGCTTTTTTAGCAGGAGAAAGAATGGCTGATCGAATAGTAGAAAGAGATTCTGGTATAACTTCTACATATTCAAGATCTGGAACCACAGTCACAGTTACTTGCAGTTCCGCTCACGGTTTATCTACAGACAATAGAGTTTTTGTGGATGTAAGTACAGGAGCTGTTATTTCAGGTAGATATACAATCGAAGTTACTAGTGCCACAGAATTTAAATTCACCACTATTCCGACTGGAACAACTTCAGGAAATTTAAAATTATTTAGATTAATAAGAGGATTTAGATATGATGATTATGTTGGATATACAGTAACAGGATCTGATGCTACAACAAATGAAATTATTTTTCAAAAAGCAGATAGCTATGGTGCAAAAACTGTAGATACGATAGCTAAAACAACTGTACCAGCTCATAGAGGTTTTGCAGTTGGAAGATTCTTAACTACAGAATTAAGATGGAATTGTTCTTGTCAAGATTTTTCTAGAAGAGATAGTTATAATTTATTTAGTCAAAATAATCATGAGAAGTTTCCAGTAACTGCGATTAGAGATACAAAGCCTGGAAATATAATTCAAAATGATGGATCTCTAGATGAGAGAAGAGATGAACCTGGCGTATTTAGAGACTTAGGTTATGTGACTATAAATAATTTTTATGAGTTACCTGAATATGAAGATGAAAAACAAGATTCTTTTCAAAATTTACAATATTATCAACTACGTTGGTGTAAGCATATTTACGCTGCAATGTGGTCAATATTACATGATGAAGGTAATGAGCCACTTAAGTTAGCTGCAAAATATAATCAAAATGGTATTAATATTACTGTAGATTTTGAGAATCATAATTTAAATAAAAACGATAAAATTCAATTAAATTTTACAAGTGGAAATGCAATATCAGGTGAATATACAATTACTGATGTTCCTAGTCCAAATAGTTTTACTGTTGTTTATCCATTTACTCAAACCACTGGAGGTTATGTTACTGTAGAAAATTTAAAGAAACATGAATATGTTGGAGCTTGGTTATTAGAACCTAGTGATAAACCTTTAGGAAAAGGTTATGAAAATTGGGAAAAGAGATGGGCAAAAGAAAAAAGAAAAATGCAAGAAGCTGTTGAAGTATTTGCTTTATATAATCGTTCAACAAAATGGGAAGGTAATAAAAATATTATTGGTGATTTTAATTTACCTCAAGATGTAGCTAATTTTGATCCTTCTGTAATTGCTATGACTTTAACTGACAGTTTAAAAAGAGATGAAACAGGTGGTTTAAATAGAGAAGGTAAATCTTTAAATACAACAAACAGAATGATTGCAATGGTAAATAAATTATTTAATAAAGCTCCTACAGTTTTAGATGATATAAAATTTGGAATTGTAAATAAACCATTATCAGAATTTACTAATGTTTTTGAAGCTGGATTATTAAAAGCAGGTGATTATATAAATGGAGAATTATTAGATGTTGCAGCTAATACCAGTAACATGGATGCTGGATCATATAACCCAGAGACTGCCCAAGATACAGTAGTAGATGCAGGACTATATATAAATGTCTAATTATGGCAGTACAAATTCAAACTCGTAGATCAAGCACAGCAAATGATAGACCTTTCCCAATAAGATTAGGAGCTGGTGAATTAGCATTAAATAATAATAGTGTAAGTCCAGGTTTATTTTTTGCAGATAACACTGCTTCTCCAAGTACTGGTTTAATAAAAGTTGGTCCTGTTCATATTGGAAGCACTGCACCTAATACCTCTCCTGCTGGCTTTACGTCTTCTAGTAAAGGGGAAACTTGGTTAGATACTGTAAGTACACAAATATTTAAAATTCATGATGGTACATCATTTAAAAGTGTAAAAGCAGTAGTTTCTGTTTCTGCAGGTCAGCCAGCCAATGCTATAGATGGACAATTACATTGGGATACAAATGGTGCTGGTAATGGAATTTTAAAAATATACCTAGCTTCTGTTGGTGGTTGGGTTGATGCTACTTAATTATTTATTTAATAAATGATCTAAAATTCTATCTAATTTAGTATGAACAGCTTGCATTTCTCTTAAAAAATCCTCTTTTAATACATAATCGTGTAAAACTTCATTTTTTAATTTTTCTACTTTTCTTTCAACATTTTCGAATCTTCTATC